ATCGCCGACGCCGTCGACACCACCATCGGCAAAGACTTCTACCGCCCCCGACACGAACTCATCTTCGACACCATCCGGGCCCTCTACGACCGCCTCGAACCCGTCGACACCATCACCGTCGCCAACCACCTCGCCAAAACCAAAGACCTCACCCGGGCCGGCGGGCCCGCCTACCTCCACGAGCTCATCCAAGCCTGCACCACACCAGCATCCGCCGCCTACTACGCCCAAATCGTCGCCGAACAAGCAACCCTGCGACGCCTCGTCGAAGCCGGCACCCGCATCGCCGCCCTCGGATACTCCGTCGACGGCGACATCCCCGACCTCATCCAAGCCGCCACCAACCTCGTCACCCACATCCCCACAAGCGTCCCTGGCACCGACCACCCAGGCACCCTCAACACCTGGGCACCCGTCGACCTGGCCGACATCCTCACCGGCACCAGCCAAGGCCCCACCGCCACCACCCTGGTCCGCCGCGACGGCAAAGCCCTCCTCTACCCCTACGCCATCCACTCCATCTCAGGTGAACCCGGATCCGGCAAAACCTGGGCCGCCCTCGTCGCCATCGCCCAAGAACTCGAGGCCGGCAACAACACCCTCTTCATCGACTTCGAAGACCGACCACAAACCATCGTCAACCGCCTCCGCGCCCTCGGAACCACCGACCAAGCCATCACCAACCACCTCCGCTACATCCGCCCAGAAACAGCCCTCAACCCCACCAGCAGGGCACTCCTGACCACCGCCGCCACCAGCTGCACCATCGCCGTCATCGACGGCATCACCGAAGCCATGACCATGCACGGCCTATCCCTCATGGACAACGAAGACGTCGCCCGCTGGCTCGCCCTCGTCCCCAAAATCCTCGCCGACCTCGGACCAGCCACCGTCCAAATCGACCACGTCGTCAAAAACGCCGACCAACGCGGCCGCTACGCCATCGGCGGCCAACACAAACTCGCCGGCATCACCGGCGTCGCCTACAAAATGCTCACCATCCGCTCCTTCGGCCGTGGGGTCAAAGGTCACGCCAAGCTCGTCATCGACAAAGACAAACACGGCGACGTCGGCCCCAACGGAGTCACCGCCGCCGATTTGCACCTCGACGCCACCGATCCCAACGGCATTCTTTACGCCTGGCTCGACACCCCCGGCGACGACCACACAGAAACCGGTGAATGGCGCCCCACCGGATACATGACCCGCGTTAGCAAGTTCCTCCTCGTGAATGCCGGAGCCAATTCAAACGACATAAAGAAAGCCGTCCGAGGGAAAGACACTCACATAGCAGCGGCCATTAGCGCGCTCATCAGCGAAGGCTACGTCCGCGTCGAAGTAGGCCCCCGGAACGCCTCCCAGCACTACCTCGAGACCCCCTTCGAGGATGACTCACAATGACCCCCGCGACTGGTTCCCCACTGGTTCCCCACTGGTTCCTTTTCAGGGGTCAGGGAGGCACTGGTTCCCGGTTCCCATCCCTACGGGAACCGGAACCAGTGACCACCGGTTCCCGGGAACCACACAACCGAGGGAACCACTCAACAGCTCGACCCCACCCAGCAGACCAGGAAGGACAACCATGAGAATCCTCGCCATTGACCCAGGAAACATCGAATCCGGATACGCCCTCATCGACCAAGCAACCTGCCGACCACTCAATATCGGCAAGATAAACAACTACGCTCTTCGCAACCAGATCTTCAACGGCGACTTCGACATCACAGAGAATGTCTCCATTGAAATGATTGCCTCATACGGAATGGCCGTCGGCAAAGAAGTCTTCGAAACCTGCGTGTGGATCGGCCGCTACCTCGAGCTCTTCCAGGCCACATCCAACGTCGACCTGGTCTACCGCAAGGACATCAAACTCCACCACTGCCACTCGAGCAAAGCCAAAGACTCCAACATCACCCAAGCCCTGGTCGACCGCTTCGCGTCAGGCGTCCGCAACCGCGGCAAAGGCACTGTGGCTGATCCTGGCTGGTTCTACGGCTTCAAGGCTGACATCTGGGCCGCCTACGCACTCGCCGTCTACACCGCAGACCAGCACAACCTGACCGCGGACGTCCGGTCTGGGTCTTATGCGCGGGAGGTGGCGTCGTGAGCGAGCAGCGATCGTGCCCTGACTGTGAGCAGGGCAAGCATCAGAACTGCACTGGTGAGGCGTGGGACGTGGTGAAGGACGAGCCGTGTCGTTGCCCGTGTCAGAGCCTGGCTCATGTGCAGGTGCGTGACGCGGTGGCTGTGCATGGTGCTTTGGGTGCGGCGCAGCTGGAGATCCAACACCTCGAGGCTGAGGTTGCCCGGGTGGGCCTGCTGTTCGTCCGCACGTTGGATGAGCGCAACGAGCGTGACGCGACGATCGAGCGTGTCCGGGCGCTGCTCAATGGCTGGCAGAGCAGCCTAGTCGGCAACGGGTACACGGACAGCAACAAGTTCGTGAGCATCGCCGACATCCGTGCCGCATTGGAGCCGTCGTCGTGAGGCGCCTGCTGTGGCTGCTGGCTGACTACGCCGCCCGAGCCTTCGAGCGCCTACTTGACGCGCTCGGGCAGCCACGCAACGAGAGGGGCGAGTGATGAGCAAGGGCATCGTCTGCGACAACTGCGGAAGCAGTCTGGCGTTGGACGATCGCGGCGACGATGAGAACGGTGAGAACGCTGCGTGGGTCACGATCGGCACGACGTATCAGCGTTTCGACGCTTGCACCATCTCGTGTGCTGCTGCGCTGCTCGATGGCCCCGTGCGGAAAGCTGCTGAGGCGGCACTCGAAGCGGTAGTGGCTGTTGTCCGTGCGATCCGCGGCGACGAGGAGGGCGAGTGATGGGCGACAGTGGGCTCCACACGCTCAGCATCCGCCAGCCGTGGGCGTTTGAGATCATCCTCGGTCGCAAGGACGTCGAGAACCGAGTCTGGAAGCCGCGCCTTGAGACGCCATTCCGGCTGAACGTCCACGCCGGCAAAGTGTTCGACGGCAACGCCAGCCACTACAGCCGACTCACTCGCGAGCAGTGCGCGGATCGGATGGGTGCGCTCATTGGAATCGTCACCGTCGTCGCGATCCACGACGGCATCGCCTGCCACGGCGCGTGCTCACCGTGGGCGATGACTGCATTGTGGCACTGGGAGTTGTCCAACGCGCACGCGATCGACCCGATCCCGATGCGGGGTCGACTCGGGCTGTGGGAAGTCCCTGAAGACACCTGGGACGCGCCCGTCCAATGGCCATGGTGAGCGTCATGGCCTGCCTGTGCGGCGAGGATCACCCGTCCGACGACACCGACGCGTGCCCCGGCGACTGCAACCGCGCCTGGGTCGCTGCCGAACGTGTCGCCTGGGACGAGTCACACAACCGCCGGCCGCGCGTCGAGCTGCTCAACCACGGCGTCCCCATGATCCCCGCCGCCCCCGTCTGGTGTCGCGACTGCCAGGCGCACATCACCACCACCATCGCCGGCTTCCCCGACCTCTGCGCCACCCTCACCCCAGGCCCCCTCAACACCGGCAGGGACGTCAACACCGGACCGCACAGCGCCGCGATCGTCCCGCCCACGAACTCGCCGGCGTGGGACCAGGCCGACGAGATCATCCGCTGGGCCGTCAACACTGAGGACACGCTGCGGGCCCGCATCGGCGACCTCGGCCGAGGCCCACGTCCCTGGCGCGACCTCGGGTCCGCGGTGTACTACCTCACCAGCCATGCGACCCCGCTGCTGTCCAGCCCTGACGCCGTGGCCATCGGGTTCGACGTCCTGCGAATGAACCGCCGCCTGGTCCAGGTCACCGGCAGCGACCGGCTTGTGCACCGACTGCCCGGGGCTTGCATGGTCTGCGACCGGAAGTCGTTGCAACGTGAGGACGGCAAGGAGCTGGTGAAATGCAAGGCGTGCGGGGCGACCTGGTACTGGGACCAGTACGACTTCCTGGCACGGGCGCACGCTGACGAGGTGCGTGCCGGATGAGACTCACCCTCGAGCTACTACACCACCGCCTCACCGTCGCCATCGAGCGCAACGATCCCAAGCGCCCTGAGCAGCACGAGCACCCGGACTTAGACGCTCTGGTCGAACGCTCCGGCAACGACCGTGACTCCTCCGCTGAGCTGGATCACAGGCCGAGACCTATTGGGTTCCATTCATGAGCCCGCTGAACGAGGAGGATGTGGGTCTGTTGACCATCAACGAGGCAGCGATCCAGTTTCAGGTCAACCCAAAAACGATCCGGTCGTGGATCCGCCGCGACCAGCTGACCGCCGTGTGGCTTCACAGCCGCCTGCACGTCATTGAGGCTGAGTTCTACGAGACGGAGTACCTGATGCGACACGCCCGGAATGGGCGCAAGAGGGCTGATCGTTGACTTGTGCCCTGATGGGTTGCATCATCGAATCACACGGACGTAGTTATGTCCAAGGCCCGGTCCGAGCATCCCGCTCCCGGGCCTTCACTTTGCCCCTAACTCCCAGTTTCCGCCCAGTTGCTCCAATGTTGGGAGGAACGTATGCCGACCGAACGGAAGTACCCTCCGCGCTGCCCCAACTGCGACCGGCTCCTGGCCGAGCATGCGAAGCCCCACTGCGACTGGAAGACTCACCCGCGCTGCTCGTGGATGTCCTGCGTGTGCGGCACGAACATCGCCCAAACCACCTTCTGACCCTTCCTGACAGTGCCCAGTGAGGTGACCTGATGGCCGTCACCCGAAGCACCTGGACCCCCGAGCTCGACCAGCAGCTACGTGACCTGCACGCCCAGGGCCTCTCGCTGCGTGAATGCGCGACCCGGATCGGCCGCTCCCGTAGTGGTGTCGGCGACCACGCCAAAACGTTGGGCCTGACCTGGGACCGATCCAAAACGAAGGTCGCCACAGAGGCTCGGGTTGCGGACAACCGGGCCGTCCGCTCCGCCATCGAGGCGGGGTTGTTGGCCGACGTCCAGAGGTTGCGCGGGCAGATGTTTGCCCCGTGTAAGGCGTTCAATTTCGGCGGGAGCCTCAACACGTACGCTGAGGTCGAGTTGGAGCAGCCGACGTTCGTGGACCAGCTGAAGATCATGCAGGCTGCGACGATCGCGGTCGACCGCTCCTTGAAGATCGCCGTGCACGACTCCGACTCCTCCCACGACGACGCGAAGTCGATGCTGACTGGTTTGGCTGCGGCTATGGGGTTGGCGTTCCGCACACCGCAAGAGGAGCCTGCCAGTGACTGACGTGCTCGGCCAGTGCGGTCTCTACATCGACATGCAGCCCGACGCTCCGTGCCCGATGGCTGGCGACTGGATCGCAACCGACGCGGGCTCGCGGTATCTGGTCACGTCGATGCGGATGGTCAACCGGCGCAGGAACGCCCAACAGAAGCGCTACCAACTGCGCTGCGGACGCCTGCCGAAGCACGAGCCGATCCCGGCCGACGTGCACGTGATCTGGCTGAACTGGTACCGGCGATGACTGACGTCCTGCAAGCCGTCGACGTGGCCCCCATGTCGCCCATGCAGATCCGCTCCATCGTCCAAGCCGACGCCCGCGTCAACCTCTACACCGGGTCAATCTCCGGCGGCAAAACCGTCGCATCCCTCCTCCGCTGGCTCATCTACATCGCAACCGCCCCGGCCGGTGAACTCGTCGTGGTCGGACGCACCCGCCAGTCCATCGCTAGGAACGTCTTCGGACCCCTCGCTGACGTGTCCCTGTTCGGTCCGCTCGCCATGCACTCCCAGTACACGGCCGGCGCGGACACCGCCAAGATCCTTGGCCGCACCATCCACATCCTCGGCGCGTCCGACGCCCGCTCCGAAATGGTGCTGCGCGGGCTCACCTGCGCCGGCGCCTACGTCGACGAGCTCACCCTGGTCAACGAGGACTTCTGGGTCCAGCTCCTCGGGCGCCTGCGCGTCCCTGGTGCGCAGATCTTCGCAACCACGAACCCTGACAGTCCGGCTCACTTCGTGAAACGGCAGGTCATCGACCGGGCGGTCGAGCTCGGCTACCGGGTGTTCCGGTTCCGCCTGTCCGACAACGAGCACCTCGACCCGGCCTATGTGGCGCAGATCAACCGCGAGTTCGTCGGCCTGTGGCGGCGCCGGTTCATCGACGGGGACTGGGTCATCGCCGCGGGCGCGATATTCGACATGTGGGACCCTGCCCGGCACGTCATCGCCCACAAGGCGCTGCCCACGATGGACCGGGTGCTGGCTCTGGGTGTGGACTACGGCGACACGCACCTGACCCGCGGGATGCTCCTGGGTTTGGGTCGCGACAAAGCGGAGACGGCCCGGCTGTACGTCCTGGACGAGTGGGCGCCAGGGAACATGACCATCGGTGAGCACTCCGCGAACCTGCGAGCATGGCTTGGCAGGCTGGAGCCGCCGGCATGGCGGGCCCCAGAGTGGGTGTTCGTCGACCCGGCCGCCGCGTCGTTCAAGCATCAGCTGTTCTACGACGGCATGGGCAACGTCGCCAACGCCTCCAATGCTGTGCTGGACGGGATCCGCACCATCTCCTCGCTGCTGGCCACCGACCGACTGTTGGTCTCCGACCGGTGCACAAACCTGATCGACCAGATCCCGGCATACGTGTGGGACCCGAAAGCCACGTTGCGTGGTGAGGACAAGCCGGTCAAGTCGGAGGACGACGAGGTCGACGCGTTGCGTTACAGCATCTTCTCGACCCGAGCATTGTGGTCGGGCAGCATCCACCTACTGACCGAGACCCCGATGGGAGCTGCCGCATGAGCCTTCCCACCGGTGGACCTTGGCCCCCGAAGCCGTACGACCAAGCCCTGGCCGCAATGTCCACATGGGACGCCTGGGTTGTCGGCGACCCTGCAGGTTTGATCGCCGTCTACGGTGGATGGCAGGCACAGCAGCAGCAAGCCAGGCCGTCGCAGTACTCCGGCGGGCTTCTCGGGCTCGCGAGTCGTGCGTTCTGGGGGAAGCCGCAGGCCGGGCTGGTGGATCGTCGCCGGCACCTGCCCGTCGCCGCAGACCTGTGCCGGATGAGCTCCCAGCTGCTGTTTGCTGCGCCGCCAATGTTCACCGTCCCAGACAGACAAGGCAACGATGCCGCGAAGACCCGCCTTGACCGGATCGTGAACACCCCCGGCACACACTCCGCACTGTTGGAGGGCGCGTTCTACGCCGCCGGGCTGGGTGGGGTGTACCTGCGCCTGGTCTGGGACACAGAGGTTGCCGACCATGTGATGCTCGATATTGTTGACGCCGACCGGGCCATCCCTGACTTCCGGTGGGGGCACCTGGTTGGGGTGACGTTCTGGGACAAGCTGGCCGTCCCGGAGGGCACATCTGAGCAGGCCGTGTGGCGGCACCTCGAGCGCCACGAGCCGGGCCGGATCCTGCACGGCCTGTACAAGGGCACCGCCGACAAACTCGGCGCGCCGCAGCCGTTGGAAGACCACCCAGACACCAAGGCCTACGCGACCCTGGTTGACGCTGAGGGTGCCATTTCGACCGGGGTGAAGGGTCTGACGGCGGCGTATGTGCCGAACGCGCGGCCGATGCCGGCGTGGCGGACCAACGCCAAACTGTGCGACCTGGGGAAGCCCGACCTGGCCGGCGGGGTTGAGCCGTTGATGCAGGACATTGACGAGGCGTGGTCCTCGCTGATGCGTGACCTGCGGTTGGGTAAGGGCCGACTGGTGGTCCCGGAGTACATGCTGACGAACCTTGGTGCGGGCATGGGTGCCGCGTTTGACGCGGACCAGGAGATCTTCACACCCCTGTCGATGCCGCCCTCAGACATGAACGTGAAGCAGATCACCCCGCAGCAGTTCGACATCCGGGTCGAGCAGCACCTTGGGGTGATCAACGCGGCGTTGCGTGAGGTCCTGCGTGCGACGGGCTACTCCCCGTTGACGTTCGGGATGCCTGATGAGGTTGCGGCCACAGCCACAGAGATCCACTCCCGGGAGAAGGACTCCTTGCAGACGCGCGGGTCGAAGATCCGGCACTGGTCTGCGGCGTTGGGCCCGCTGGCCACGACGTTGCTGCAGCTGGACGCGTTGGTGTTCCACAGTGGGGCCGTGGTGTCGGAGGATGTTGACCTGTCGTGGCCTGATGGTGCGCGTGAGCCGCTGCTGGTGCGTTCCCAGTCGGTGCAGGCCATGGCCCTCGCTCAGGCTGCGTCCACGGAGACGCGGGTGCGGATCATGCAGCCCGACCTCGACGCCCTCGACGTGAAGAAAGAGGCGGATCTGATCCGGGCAGAGCAGGGTATGGCTGTGCCTGACCCGTTCGCTGCCGCGAACAGCCCGTCCGGGGCCTAGTCTCAACCCATGCCCGTCTCACCCGAGCTCGCCACCGGCCTGGCCGCGGGTGTCGTCGAGCATTACACCGAGGCGGAACGGGTCCTGCTCGAGCGGATCGCCAAGGCGTTGGCGAAGGGCATCGACGGCCCGGCGTGGGCTGAGCAGAAGCTCCTCGAGGTGCAGCTGATTCAGGCCCGCGCCAAGGTGCTGCTCACCCAGTTGGAGCAGGCGGCGGGGCAGTCCGTGGCCTACGCCATCCTGACCGCGTGGAACCGCGGCTCCGCGGTCGCCGCGACTGACCTGGCCGGGGTGCTCGAGCGGGCGTTGGCCGAGGTCGTTGACCCGCTGCCCGGGACGCGGGCTGTTGCGCGACTGGTGGAGGAGACCACGGCGAAGGTTGTGGGTACGCACCCGCGGATTCTGCGTTCGACGATGGACGTCTACCGCGAGGTGGTCGCGAAGGCGTCAGGGCAGGTGCTGCTCGGGACGCTGACCCGGCGGCAGGCGGCACAGGCTGCGCTCAACGACTTCGCCAAGCGTGGGGTGACGGGGTTCGTGGATCAGCGCGGCCGCGGGTGGGACATGGCCTCGTATGTCGAGATGGCAGTGCGGACCTCGACAGCTCACGCGGCCGTTGCGGCTCACGTTGATCGTCTGCAGGCGTACGGCATGGACCTGGTCATCGTCAGCGACGCACCGCAAGAGTGCCCGCTGTGCAGGCCGTGGGAGGGCGAAGTGTTGTCCCTGTCCGGCGCGACGATCGGCATGATCGACGGGGCCGGCGGTGTGCGTGTCGCGGGGACGCTACCGGAGGCCACTGCCGCGGGCCTGTTTCATCCCGGTTGCCGTCACAGTCTTGGCGCCTACCAGCCTGGCATCACCAAGGCGATGCACGACACGGCGGACCCGGCCGGTGATGCGGCCCGGCAGAAGCTGCGGTATCTGGAGCGTCAGGTCAGGTCGTGGAAGCGTGCGCAGGCTGTCGCGTTGGATCCTGCCGCCGAACGTAGGACTGGCGGGCAGGTGCGCGCGTATCAGGGGAAGATCCGCGAGCTTGTGGCTTCGACTACTGCGAAGAGGCAGCCGGCCCGGGAGCAGGTCGGGCGCGCTCGCTGAGTTACTGAGTTACTGACTTCCCGGCATGATTTTATGCCAGTTTTTATTCCACCCCCCCATTTGTCCTCACCGCACGGTGAGACTGCACCACCCCATGCCCTGACGCTGCACAGCGGACGGGCCGATCCCGCACGGGAGGAACCACCATGAACCGCAGATTTGCACGCCCCAACTCGTTCAACCCCTTCGCTGTTCCCGGCCTGCTGTTCGCGGCCGACGATGGTGGTGGTGGTGGTGGCGACGCTGCTGCTCAGGCTGCAGCACAGGCTGCGACGGAAGCAGCGGCGAAGACGGCAGCGGATGAAGCTGCAGCCAAGGCCGCTGCCGAGGACGACAAGACGGACTGGAAGGCCGAAGCCCGCAAGTGGGAGAAGCTTTCCAAGGACAACAAGACCGCCCTCGACACGACCAAGGCTGAGAAGCAGTCCACGTTGGACGCGATCGCCAAGGCTCTCGGTCTGAAGGACGACGAGCTCGACCCGAAGAAGCTCGCCGACCAGCTCACCGCTGCCGGCACGGCCAAGGTCGCCGCTGAGGTCAAGCTCGCAGTGTTCATGGCTGCGCAGGCCGCGGGCGCGAACCCGGTCGCACTGTTGGATCGCAACTCGTTCACCACGACCGTCAAGGGGCTGGACCCCACGGCGGCCGACTTCGCAACGAAGGTCACCGAGGCCATCACGACCGCGGTCACCGCAGACCCGACCCTCAAGAGCACCGTCGTGCCTGGCAAGTCCGGCGGCGAGGTCATTGGTGGCGGAACCGTCAAACAGTCCGACGACCCGCAGCAACGCGCCCGCGACTACTACGACAGCGCTGCAGCAACCAAGTAACCCGACCCCTCGGCGTTGTGCCAGGGCGGACAACCAGCAACAACCCCGAAGGAGAAAACCATGCTGTTCATCACCCTCGCGCTCCTGGCGGTCCTCGCCGTCATGCGCATCGTTCAGCTGGGTGGGTTCCGTGCCCGCCTCGCCCGGATCATCTCGATCCCCGAGCTTGGCGCCCTCACCCTGGCGGAAGCCAACAAGCTCACCAACAACCCGATCGTCCCCGGCATCGTCGAGACGTTCGTCAAGGAGTCCCCGGTCATCGACCGGATCCAGTTCAAGGACATCTCCGGCAACGCGTACAAGTACAACGAGGAGCTGGCGCTCCCCGGTGTCGAGTTCCGTGCTGTCAACGAGGCCTACTCCGAGTCCACAGGCACGATCAACCCGAAGACGGAGTCCATCGTCATCCTCGGTGGCGACGCGGACGTCGACACGTTCCTGGTCAAGACCGGCGGGAACCTTGCTGATCTGCGTGTCACGCAGAACAACATGAAGTCGAAGGCGGCGGCGTACAAGTTTGACGACTCGTTCATCAACGGCGACACCGCCGTGGACGCGAACAGCTTCGACGGCCTGAAGAAGCGTCTCACCGGCGCCCAGGTCATCGTGGCCGGCGTCAACGGCCTGTCCATCCTGGGTGCGGCCGACGCAGACCGGCACGCGTTCCTCGACCAGCTCGACCTTCTCATCGCACAGGTCCTGGGCATCAACGCCTCCAACGGCGCGCTGTACATGAACGCCGCAGTGAAGGCGAAGATCGCCAGCTCGGCTCGTCGCCTGACCATCTACGACCAGACGGTCGACTCGTTCGGTCGTCACATCCAGACGTACAACGGCATCCCGCTGCTGGACATCGGGAACAAGGGTGACGGGACGCTCGTGATCCCGCAGACCGAGACGACGGGCACATCCGCCGTCACATCCTCGATCTACGCCGTGAAGTTCGGGTCCGGTGAGTCCGACGGCAGTGTCACCGGTCTGCAGAACGGCACCATCGACGTCCGCGACCTCGGCGAGATCGACGTCAAGCCGTGCTACCGGACCCGCATCGAGTGGTTCGTCGGGCTCGGCGTGTTCTCCGGCCGGGCCGCGGCTCGCCTGACCGGCGTCCTCGCGACCTGACCGTCGCTGTTCCTGTCGTGCCCCGGCTCACCTCCTTTGAGCCGGGTCGCGGCAGGACTCTCACTTCACACTTCACTTCACACACCGAACAGGAGCACCTCGTGGACGTCGAACCGACCCCACCCACCCCACCTGAGACCCCGGACCCGCCCGTCGCGCCCGTCGCGAGCAAGCCGAAGGCACCGAAGGCCCCGAAGGTCCCGAAGGACCGCATCGAGCGGTACGAGGCTGTGCGGCCCGATGGCACGGTCGTCACGGTCGAGCACAACCTCGACAAGGGCACCACGGAGATTGTCTCCGAGTAGTCCGCTAACAGTCATCATCACCCGCTGCATGGACTGCGGGGAAACCGCAATCGCTGAGAAGGAGAACGAACAATGGCTGCAAATAAGTCCAGTGAAGGTGTCGCGTCGAAAGCACAGAACGACAAGCTGTCCCATTCCCAAGGCGGTGTTACGACCCGCGACGATGCCCTCGACCTGGGTGTCCCGATGCTGCCCGGCGACCCGTCGGAGCCGCAAGGTCCCGAGGACGCGCTGGGCGAGGGTCCCAAGCGTGGGGACTACCGCGACCGCCTCGGCGGGCCCGGGTACCAGCCCCACCAAGGCGAGGTGCCGCAGCGTCCGAACGCTGATGACATCGGCGACGCCAAGGGCCTCAAGGGCGGCGTGACGACTGCGCCCAAGGCTGAGAAGGCCTGACCGCAGCCGTGACCACCTACGCGACGGTCGAGCAGCTCGCGGCAGACCCTTGGGGTTTGACCCCGCCCGGTGCTGCCCGGCTGCTCGTCCGCGCGTCGGAAGTCATCGACCAGGCGTTGCGCACCGCGGTCTACGACGTCGACACCGCAGGGGCACCCACCGATGCGGCTGTCATTGCGGCGTTGGTGGACGCTGTGTGCGCGCAGGTCGAGTTCTGGGAGACAGGTGACGAGGAGGACGACATCCTCGGACCCGTCCAGTCCATCTCCCTGGCTGGGATGCAGATCCAGTACGGCGGTTCGGGGGTTGTGAGCGGCGGTCGTGTGGCGCCGACGTATCTGGCGCCGCGGGCTCACCGGATCCTGGTCAACGCTGGTTTGCGTGACGGCCAACCGGTGTCCTGGTGAAGATCCGCCGCTCCCTCTTGAAGGACCGAGTGTCCGTCGAAACCTACACGGGCGAGGGATCCTACGGTCCTGTCTACGCGGACCCGGTCACGGTCAAGGTGAACGTCGACCAAACCAGGCGCCTGGTCCGCAACCCTGCTGGTGACGAGGTTGTGTCTGAGTCGACGTTGGCTGTGCATCCGGCTCCTCGTGATGAGACCACCGGGCTGCTCTTGGACGCTGTGGCCCTGTTCGCCCCAGAGTCGGGGGTCACCATCAGTGGGCGTCTGGCGAAGGTGATTGGTGTGAAGCCGAACACGGTTCGCGGGCGCACCGTGTTCGTGAAGGTGACGACCACCTGATGGTCACCCCGCCGACAGGCACCGCGCCGACGTTCCGCCTGGACGAGGATGGCTGCCACGTCTGGTGGTTCCACGACTGCATGACCTACCTCGGTGAGGGCGGCGCGCTGATCCCTGAGCGCGCAAAGACATATCTCCCGATCAAGGCCAACGGATGGCAGGTCCAGCAGGTCGAGCCGCTGACCGTCACACCCTCGATCCTCTGCGGTCGCTGCCAAACCCACGGCTTCATCACCAACGGCGCATGGGTGGGTGTCTGATGGCATCTCGCGGCGTCCTGGTCATCACCCTCGCTCCCGGGACGCCGCGCCTGCACCTGTGGTGCAACCGGTGCATGACCTCGGCAGGCTTCGAGGTCAGCCTCTACCGGCTGGCCCCCAACGGGGTGCACCTGTTCGGCACGATCCGCCGCTGTGACCGCTGCGACAGGGAGGAGGACTGATGGGCCTCAACCTCCCGAGCAACAGTGAACTCCACGCCGCAGCCGTCCGTGGGCTGACCAAGGCTGCTGAGCACCTGCTCCAAGTGAGCAACACCCTCGTTCCCATCGAGGAAGGCACGTTGGAGCGCTCCGGCGTCGCCAGCGTGGACGAGGCCACCCTGCGCGCTGCCGTGAGCTATGACACACCGTACGCAGTGAACCAGCACGAGTCCATGGACTTCCGGCACCCCGGCCCCGGCAACGCCAACCCCGGCGCAGTCGACCGCATCGCCAAGTTCCTGGAGACCGCGATGCTCACCGAGGGCTACGCCATGGAGGAGATTCTCGCCAACGAGGTCCGGGCCGCCGTGGCTTCGCAGACGAACCAACCGCCGCTGTTCCACGCACCTCGCGGGAGGGAATGGACGTGAGCGGCTTCGAGACGAACCTGCTGACCGGCATCGCCCAGCTCCTGGCCGCCGCAGGCCTCGGAACGTGGCGTGACACCGGGGTTTACACCGCCGCTGAGACAGGGATCGTCATGGACACCGTCCCGCAGTCACCGGACCGGGTCATCACCCTGACCGACTATGTCGTCAGTGACGACCCGACCCTGTCCGACTCCGTGATCGGCGTGCAGGTCCGCACCCGGTGGGGCGGCCAAGACCCCCGCCCCGTCAAAGACCTCGACGGGAGCATCTTCGACGCCCTGCACGGCCTCGAAGGCGTGACCCTGACCGGCGGCGTCCGAATCGTGTCCATGTTCCGCCGCTCCGGGGTTTCGATGGGCCAGGACGCCAACAACCGTTGGGGCCGCTCGAGCAACTACTACGCCACCGTGCACAGGCCTTCGCAAAACCGCACCTAACCGGCACGTTCCTGCAACACCCGCTCTGAAGGAGAAACATCATGTCCCCTGCAACAACGAAGGTCCAGCTTGGTGCGGCCACCACCGTCCGCAAGTGGTACCTCGACGTCAACACCGGCACCACGGACGCCCCCGAGTGGACCGGTGTGTTCGGTGTGACGAACTTCAAGCCGAACCTCGCCCCGACGTGGAAGGACACCTCCGACTTCGACTCCGAAGGCGACATGTCGTCCACGGCCACCGCTCGCGCGTGGGGTGCTGACCTCAAGGTCGAGCGCAAGTCGACGGCCTCCGACCCCACCACCTACGACCCCGGCCAGGAGGCGCTGCGCCTGCGCGCGGAGGAGCTCGGGCTGCTGAACTCCGTCGAGGTCCGGTTCTACGAGATGGAGCCCGGAGGCCCCCGCGTCGAGGCGTACCAGGGCACTGCCGGTGTCGAGTGGTCCCCCGATGGTGGGGCCATGTCGGACACCGATGCCGTGTCTGTGAAGCTCATCGGTCAGGGCCGGCGCACCCTCATCACCCACCCGGACACGGTCGCCACTGTGCCCGTCATCTACTCGTTCACCCCGATCACCGGCCCGGCTGCCGGCGGAACCCTGGTGACCATCAAGGGTGTCGGGTTCACCGGGATCGTCGCGGGCACGGGTGTGAAGTTCGGCGCCACCAACGCGACCAGCTTCGCGCAGATCGACGACGACACGATCGTCGCGCTCGCACCCGCCCACGCCGCCGGGGCTGTGGCCGTCGTCGTGACCAACGGCACGGGCCCGTCCATCACCGGCGCCAGCTTCACCTACGTCTGATGGCCAGACTGGATCTGACCGGGTACCTCGACGACGACTCCGTCGAGGTCCCCGGCATCCCGTCGACCGCCCACCCGGACGGCAAAACGTACAAGTTCGCCAGCCCGGACGCCAAAACCGGGCTGCTCCTCGCATCCCTGGCCAACCTTGCAGTCAAGGCCCGCCTCGGCGGCGACATTGGCAAGCAGGCCGCCGCCCTGGAGCTGGACGACGACCAGGAACGCGACCTGATGCGGGACGTCATGGGCGCCACCCTGAACGAGATGATCGCGGACGGCGTGTCCTGGGTTCGGATCCAGAAGCTGAACAAGTACCTGTTCATCCATTTCGCGATGGGTGAGGACGCAGCTGCGGGGTTGAGACAGTTGGGGGAAGCCCAAGCCTTGGCGAACAGGGCGGCACGCCGGGCCACAAAGAAGACGACCCGGGTGAAGCCCGTAACGCCGCGGGCCTCCCGCGCTGGATCGACGACCCGCAAGAAGGCGGCGGCGGCCAAGGCCAAAAAGGTCTGACCTGGGGCGACATCCTGGGCCAGTGGGCGCTGGTCGAGTGCGACCTGGCCGACCGCGGCATCGACGTCGGCGACCCCGTGTTGATGACGTCGAGGTCGTGGCGGTGGCTGCGGGTCCGCATTCTGGGCCTGCTCGACGCAAGGTTGCAGTATTTGCCCCTGGCTGACGGGTCGATGCTCCCCATACCGGGGTCTCGTCTCGGCCGGCACTTCCAACAAACCTGAGCCACGGAATCCGTGGCACCGACCCAGAATCCGTGTGAGTCGAGAGGAGGTATCCGGTGAGCCTAAACGTCGGCGAGCTCGTCGGGTACCTGCGCCTGGACATGGGCGACTTCGAGTCGGGTATGGCCAGGGGCACTGCCCTGGCTGACAAGCTCGACGGGAAGAACGTCGACGTCAAGGTCGAGGCCGACACGGCTGCCGCTGAGGCGAAGCTGGCTGCTGTGGCCGCGGCTGAGAAAGAGGTCGCCCACCAAGGCCACGACATGCAGCAGGGCATGGGTTCGAGCATGGGCATGATCCTCAAAGCGATTGTCCTCCTCGGCCCGCCGCTGGTGGCTTTGCTCGCTGGTGCTGCCGGTCTGGCTGTCGGGTTCGGTGCGATGGGTGCTGCCGGGGTTCTGGCTGTTGTCGGCATCGCGAAGGAGATGAAGGCTGGGACCCCGCTGGGTTTGGCCTACACGGGGATGCTGGCGACGCTCAAGGGCGACCTGACAACGTTGGGTCGCACTGCCGCGTCTGGCACCCTGGCACCGTTCCAGCAGGCCGTGGCGGACCTGCAGACGCGGATGCCGTTCCTCAACACGATCGTTGGCGAGTTCTCGGTCATCACCGGCAAGACGGCCGGGGCATTGATGACCGGTTTGGTGGCGGCGTTCATCGCGTTGGCCCCGCTGGCGCGTGACGCAGGCGTGTACATTCTGACCCTGACGCAACGGTTCGTTGCTGCGATGTCCGGGCCTGGCGTCGTCAGCTTCGGTGACTACGTGCGCTCCGTGTTCCCGCAGGTGATGCAGGCTTTCGAGTCCATTGTTGGCGCCGTGTTCCACCTTGTGGCCGCGATTGCCCCGCTGGGTGTGGGGTCGCTGGGGATCCTGCGTGTCTTCGCTGACCTGATCAACGCCCTGCCTGTCGAGCACCTCGCCTTGCTGGTGCAGGTCGCGGCCACGGCCTACATCGGGTTCTCGGCTTTCAAGATGCTGTCAGTCGATATGGCCGGGTTCGGCACGACGCTGCAGAAGGTTGGCCTCTCCGCTGAGACTGCAGCGACCGGTGTGCGGGCCCTAAACATCGCTGCCGGGGTCATCGGTGCGATCCTCACCGTCGCGACACTCCTGTACACGGCGAACGCCGACGCGACCCGGCAGAACACTCAGGCCGCCAACGACTACGCCGACGCGCTGCGTCAGTCCAACGGCGTCATCGACGAGAACATCCGTCAGATGGCAGTCAAGAACCTCTCAGACTCAGGAGCCCTTGCCGCGGCTCGGCAGCTCGGGCTCAGTCTGCCCCTTGTCACTGATGCTGCACTCTCGGTGGGTGACGCCATGGCGAAGGTGACCGCAGTCACCAAGCCCATGATCGACGCCTACAGCCAGGCGCAGATGAGCACTGGCAAGAGCACTGCAGCGTTCGCAAAGAACGGCCAAGCAGCCGAAGACTTGATGGTCGCTCTTGGTGGGCAGAACACCGCGCTCCGGAGTGGGACCCAAACATGGAAAGACCAGGCCGCAGCCACAGCCGCGAGTACCGGTGCCCTCGGTGGACAGAACGCCGCACAGCAGGCGCTCGCCGCCAAGGTCGGCACGACGGCCGCAGCCCTGGTGCTTGCCACGACTGCACAGCAGACAACACGTGACGCCGCAGCCCAGGCGGCGGCGAAGATGTACCTGGAGAACGACGCCGCGGGCATCCTGAAGACCACCCTCGACATCCTCAACGGCAAGACCCTCAACGCCGCCCAGGCCCAGAACTCGTTCGACTCGTCACTGGTGAACATGGGTGACCACGTCAACGCGACCGGTAAGAAGATCACCTTCACGACCACGTCCATCAAGGACATGTCCTCGGCGTCGGTGGCGTTGCGTGGTCAGCTGAACAGCCAGGTCACGAACCTGCAGGCCGTTGCCGAGGCCAACGGCGGCCTGGCCAACATGACAGGCAAAGCCCGGGCGCAGATGGTCACGATGCGTCAGCAGATCATCGACAACGCGGTCGCGCACGGCGTGGACCGTGCGGCGGTGACGGCGTACATCGACAAGCTGCTCAAGATCCCGAAGAGCGTCCCGCCGACGAAGCTGGATGTGAACAAGACCGCAGCCGACCAGAAGATCGCGGATCTGCAGGCGAAGATCAACGCGATCCGGCAGGGCAAAGTCCCTGAGACGCACATGGGTACGCAGAATGCGTTGGCGCAGATCAGGGCGTTGCAGGCGAAGATCGACGCCCTGCGCGGCAAGAACGTCACCGTCAACGTCCAAACACACTCCTGGGCGAGCGGGCCTGGCGGTTCGGGTGGGCCAGTCGCAGCCGGCGGTGGTCTCATCAGCCGTCTCATCGGCCGCGCTGGCGGCGGTCTCGTCACCGGCCCCGGCACGCCCACATCCGACTCCATCACGGGTGTCGACGCGTCCGGCACACCGATCATCAAGGTGTCCCGGGATGAGTTCGTGGTCAAAGCCGCAGCCTATGCGAAGAACAAAGCACTGGTGAACGCGATCAACGACGGCACAAACGGTTTCGCAGGCGGCGGCTCCGTCGGCGGCGGCGGCCGGGCAGGACAAGCCGGGCTGGTGGGGTTGGCGATCGAGGGGACTCTCGATCTCGGCGGCGGGCTGATCGGTGTGATGCGCGGCGTGGTCAAGTCCGAGATGGCTGAGTCCGGTGCGAAACTCCGGTACGCGGGAAGGGGCGCCTGATGCCACTGTTCACCGCCACATTCGACCCGGCGTGGGCGACTGTTGGCCTGGTTGTCGACGGGTCCTTCTGGCCCACACCGGCGGTTCGCACGAACCTGCTCGTGAACCCGAACTTTGAGACCGCTGCAACTCCATGGGCCATCCTCGCCACTGGGACTGTGGCCCGATCTACCGCTATGGCTCACAGCGGAACGGCCTCCCTTGCCGTTACCACCACCGGTGCTTCCGGCGAGGGCATGGACAATCACCTTGGGGCACTTCCTGGGGTTATCCCTGGGCATACGTACACCGCGTCATGCTGGGTTTACACAACAATAGCCGTACCAATCATCTTTTATAGCATTTTTGACGTTGGCGGTGCCCCCAATGTCGTGGTAACCCCTGCAATAAATACGTGGACACGGATCAGCGTTACTACCGTTGCTCCGGCTGGTGCTACGACAGTTCGGACATCGGTCCGGATAAACGCAGCACACACACCAACGGTCTTCTACGTCGATGACGTGATGCTGGAGGAGTCCCCTAACCTCAACTCCTACTTCGACGGGGACACCCCCGACGTTCCCCCGACCGTCTACGCATGGACCGGCACCCCGGGCGCATCGACATCCACTGAGACCACCTATGCCATCACAAACATCACCATCACCCGGCAGGTCACAGGCCAGGAGGACCTCCCTGTTCGAGGCGTCGAATCATTGGCCGTGCTCGGCGGGTACTTCGTCGGGTCCGACCCGGAAGCCCCTCTCGAGTCTTCGGTGACCTACCGGGTCGACGGCTACCTCGCCGCGGTGTTCGTCCAGTCAGCCACAGCCACCGTCGACACCACCGGTGCAGTTCGCGGCCTCTGGCTGAAAGTCCCCGGCGACCCCTCCGCGACAGTGCGATGTGCCGTGATCGCAGTAGGGGACGTATCGTCACCCACCATCGGCGGCATCTACCAGATCATCGGCGGCGGCGCCGTATCCCAAGCGGTAGCGAGCTGGTCCGGCATCTCTGCCGACCAGTTGGGAGTGACACTTCAGGTCGAACCAGGGGACGCCCTCACTCGCGTCCGGGCTGCGCTGGAGGCATCACGGGTCCTGCTGATCCAGCCCGTCAATGTCCAGGATGTCGACGCCGGCTGGTATTTCGTGGGCAACGTCTCAAGGTCCAACCCGGGCCAGTACGACTCCTACCTGTATCGGCTCGTGTCCTTGGGCCTGACCCGTGTCGGCGTCCCTGCCGGTGACGGCCAGGGCATCCCGGGCTGGTCCTGCGCGGCGGTCCTTGACACCTACGCCACGTGCACCCTGATGTTGGCCGCGAAGGCGACCTGTTTCGACCTGCTCCAGGGGGTGTGATGCTGTCGGTCTCGCCGGGGTTCTTGGCCGCGCTCGCGGCCCCGCACCAGGTCACTGTCCGCGCTGACGTGTCCAAGGCCGGGGTGCGCCTGTACTCCGGCCTGCCGGTGGTCGGCGGCTCCATCGAGGTGGACTCCTCCTCGATCACCCGCCGGCGCCTGTCCTGCCAGCTGGCACCACGCCTACCGGTGGGCACGTATGGCGACGCCCCGACGCTGCCGCGCAACCCCGGGGACCCGCTGGGTCACTACGGCCAGGAGATCACCGTCTCGTGGGGTCTGACGTACTCCGGCGGGGTCACCGAGTGGATCCCCGTGGGTGTGTTCAGGATCGAGGGCGCGTCCGGGTCGCTGCTGTCCGACGGCCCGGTGCAGATGTCTGGGGTGTCGCGGGAGGCGTTCGTCGCCGACGCCCGCTTCACCGCCCCTTACACGGCATCGAGCCCCTCTGCGCAGTCGCTGATCGGGACCCTGATCCATGAGGTGCTGCCCACGGTGGAGGTTGTCGTCACGGCGACCATGGACCGCCGGGTGCCGCTGACCACCTGGGATGAGGACCGGTGGGGTGCGATCACCGACCTCGCCACCTCGATCGCCGCGGTGGTGTACGCCGACCCGTACGGCCGGTTCGTCATCGCCGACGCCCCCACCTTGAGCTCCCCGCCGGTGTGGCGGGTCGCCGCCGGGACCGGTGGCGTCCTGGTAAGCGCCAACGCGGCCGCTTCGAGGGCCCGGGTTTACAACGGCGTCATCGTCCGCGGCGAGTCACCCTCCTCCGATGCTGCCCCCGTGCAGGGCAGCGCCTACGACCTGACGGTCGGCTCACCAACCCGCTGGGGCGACCCTGGGGCGGGGGCCTTCGGGATGGTCCCCATGTTCATGGCCATCCCCACCGTCACCACCGCCGAGCAGGCCGTTGCTGTGGCACGAGCGAACCTGGCCAAGCACGTTGGCGCCGCCGCCTCTCTGGATGTGTCCGCGGTTCCCAACGCCGCACTCGAGGCTGGGGATGTTGTCGAGGTCATCCCCGATGCGGGCGACCCGGCCGGGTCGGTGCACCGCCATGTCGTGGACGCGTTCACCCTGCCCCTTGTTGCGGGCGGGGAGTTCCCGATGAAGACCAGGGATGTGGGGTCGATCACCTATGCCTGACCCGCTGCTCGACCCGCTGCTCGAGCGGATCGCCCGCTCGTCGCGGGCTGGGATGCGCCTGGGCTCGGTGACCGTCATCGACGCGTCGGACGCGTCGTTGACGCTGAGCTTGGCGGGGGATGTCATCACCGGTGTTCGTTGGATCGGGTCGTATACCCCGGTCGTGGCCGACGTTGTGGTGGTGTCCCGGGTGGGCGCCATGTGGGTGGTGTTGGGCAAGTTGTCCAAGCAGATCGGCACTACGCCGCCGCCCGTCATCTACCAGCCGGGTTCGACATCGCCGGTGCTGCCAGTTACGTCGTGGTGGGGTGACTACTCCTCAGTCTGGACCTGGCATGCCGCCTCTGCGGTCGGGCAGGGTACGTACCTCCTGGATAACTGGTTAGGGGGGCCGGGTATCCCTCTTCGGCTTTCGGGTGTCTGGTACGTGCCCGGGATCTCCGCGGCGCTGCCCGCTGGGGCGACGGTCACCGCGGCGAAGCTGCGCCTGACCCGACTGCCGGTTTTTATGGGGCCCAGTGAGTCGACGCTGGTCACCCCACGCCTGCGGATGCACGCCTACACGACCATGCCACCCGGCGCTCCCACGTGGACGGGTTCGGCGTGGTCGCCGGGGACGTTGACTGCGGGACAGACTGGTGTGTGGGACCTGCCCTCGACGTGGCTGACCGCGTTGCTGGCCGGGACCGCCACGGGTGTCGGCGTCGACTCCGCGGCCTATGCGGACTACACGACCTTCTCGGGCCTGCAGCTCGAGCTCTCTTACTCCGTGCCCACATGACCACCCGAAGGGCTCCCACGATGACCGTGCCGACCGCCGACCCGACCCCCGACCTGCCGCCGGAGCCGTTGCCTGAGACGCCGACCGACCCCCCGGTCCTGATGGACGCGATGCGTTCCCTGGGCTTCGACCCGTCCCTGGTCCAGGCGGTGGTCCTGACCCCCACGTCTGCGGTCGCGATCAGCGTCGACTACCCGCAGCCCTACGTCCCACCGGAAGGCACCTGATGACGTCCTTTGAGCCGGTCCAGGCCGGACCGTACCTGGCCCCCAGTGACCCCCCGGACCTGGCCAACATCTCCAAAGCGGTCGTCGACTGGGCTGCGACGCGCATCGTCATGCGGTTCGCGTCGGCCGCCGCCCGCGCCGCGGCGGTCCCCACCCCGGTCGAGGGGATGGTCTCGTGGCTGAACGACACCAACCAGTTGTACGTGCACAACGGGACCGGGTGGGTGCTCGTCTCCGCCCTGGACAACACGGGCTGGATCACCGCCACCCTCGGATCTGGGTGGACGGGTGCCGCGGGCGAGCTCCCTGCGTACCGGCGTCTGAATGGGATCACCTACCTGAACGGGCGGGCAACATCGACCGGCGCTACCGCGACCGCTTTCACTCTGCCACCGACGTTCCGTCCCAACATCCAGGCAGTCGTCTCGATTACCGACACAAGTGGCGTCCTAACCCGCAGCGTCGTCACCCCCGCGGGGGCGGTGACGCAAATCACTACTGCCGCGGTGACCTTGTGGAGCATCGGTTCCATCCGACCGTTCCCCGCGGACGCCTGACCCGCACCGTCCTCGTTGGTGAGGCCCCGCTGATCTAGTGCCCGGCCTCGTTCGCTGCGTCCAGGTCTGCGGCGTCACTCAACCGGCGGGCCTCACGCCGTGCTGTGGTCGGCCACGTGAGGCGCTCGGTCTCGGTGCGGTACGCGCGGGCGAGGACCACGCGGAAGATGGCGACGGTCACCACCACCGCGGCGATGAGGGCGCCGAGGTCGGTGAGCCTGCCGTTGGTGAACAGTTCCATCAGATGCTTCTCTCAGTGTCGTGAGTGGTTGGTGCAGGCGTTGGTGCCACCGGTCCCTGCTGTTGCAGGTCCCGCTGTAACTGGTCTCGTCGCTGCTGAAGGTCTTTCCAGACCTGCTGCTGGTGCTGGTCCTTCCAGACCGAGTTGTCCACCGTGGGCGCGGGCTGGAAGTAGCCGGCCGCGAGGAACCCTGCCCCGACGAAGCACGCCACGATCAGCGCGCCGACCACGTACTTACGGAGTGCTCTGCGGATGATGTCGGTCATCGTCTCGCCTTCCTCGGCTGCCTTGTCCCGCGCTGGAACCCACTCGTCGTCTGGGACGCGGATGGTGTGTCCCGGTGTCTTCGGCTGGTTTGGCATGTCCCCAACATGACAGGTGTAATGCACCCTGTCAATAGCCCAACCCGACGAGTTCCCCCCCGAACCCCGCCGCCGCGACCAGCGACGACGGGGACCGAGCATCAACCCCCAACAGAAGGGCTGACAATGACCGAGGTTACACAGCCACGCGAAGACAAAAGTTTGGCCGCGACACTCACCCGCATAGAGGTCAAAGTCAGCGAGACCGCCAAAGACGTCGTCAACGTCAAGGAACTTCTTGTAGACATCAAGGCCGAGGTCATCCAGCACCGTGGCCAGATCGGCGTGATCGAGTCGCACGTCCAACAGCTCCAGTCTGATGCCACGGTCGCGGCGAAGGCTGTCATTGATGCGGAACAGCAACGGCTGACCACTGCGGACCTCCTGAAGGAAGCCACAGAGAAGACGCTGAAAGAAGCGAAGGCTGCCGACGACAAGAAGGTGGCTGACGCCAAGACGCTAGTCGAGCAGTCGACCACCACGTGGTCGAAGCGTCAGACCATGGCTGCCATTGGCGGGTTCATCGTGGCCATCATCGTCGGAGTCTTTGGGATCGTCTGGGCCCTCAAGACCGGCACCCCGCCATCTGTGAGAGGACTGCCATGACGCGCACCATGTATGACGCGATCACGCCCGCCAACATCCCAGTCACTGCGCAGATGGTCGCCGGTTACGTCGACGGCAAGTACGCATGGACAGCCGCGAGCTGGGCGCGCTTCCCTCACTCAGTCAAGGCCCGGATCGCAGTGTTCTCCTCGACCAACGACGGGCACATCCTCGACGTCGAGGCGGGCTGCTCCTCACCGGCCAACGCCCCCGGCTGGGTTGTGCGCCGCCGCGCCAAGGGTATCGACCCGACCGTCTACTGCTCGCTGAGCGCGTGGCCGACAGTCCGGACTGCGTTCCACAACGCCGGCGTGACCGAGCCGCACTGGTGGATCGCCGCCTACCCCGGCAACGGCCCGAACCTGTACCCCGGCGCTGTGGCGCACCAGTACGCCAACCCCGGCCCGGTCGACATCTCCGTCGTGGCCGACTACTGGCCAGGGGTCGACCCCAAACCCGCCCCGGTGACCGTGTCCCGCGGCGGCTGGGTGCGCCCCATCATCGCTGTCATCAAAGCCATCGTCACCCGCAAGCCCACAGTCAAGGGATGGCAGGAGCTCCTAGCGTTCGCCCCTGCCCGACGTGATGGCGTGTGGGGTCCCGCTACCGACCAGCGTTCTACATGGATGGTCACCGCAGCCCGAGCCAAGGGCGGCACCCTGGCTGGTTCCGCCGACGCCACGATCCGCCTCATCCAACGCATCGTCGGAGCCAAGGACGACGGCGCCTGGGGGCCAGCCTCACGGGCCGCCATGACTGCGTGGACCAAGCGCGCCCAAGCCTTCCTCGGCGTTCGTCAGACGGGCTCATGGGATGCAGTAACCCAGACCGCCTACGCCAAGTTCCGCACCGCTCACCACCGCTAGGAGACCACCATGTTCAACGCCATCAAGAGCTACTTCACCCCGGCCCGGACCAAGTGGGCCAAGGACGTCGCCGAACGGGTCGCCTGGACGGCCGCACAGGTCGCCCTCTCCGCCGTCGTCGTGACCAGCATCGGCCTGCCCGAGTGGGCGCTCGTGCCCGTCGCCGCCGGCCTCGCCTGGGTCAAGGGTGTCGTCGCCCGACACGTTGGCGACCCCACCTCGGCCGCGATCGGCTAGCCATGCCTGCCCGTCGCAGTCCGGGCTATGAGCAAGCCCGCGCCCGTCTGATCGCCTCGAGGTACGTCAGGGACGACCGGCCACGGATCCGGGTGCGCCTGCCCCGCGACCCCATCGTTCGGAACGGCCTGTACGCCCTTCTGCTTGGTCTGCTGCTCATCCTGCTCGCCCGACTACTCAACCCCGTCTAGCCCACTGCACAACGACGCCCCTCGGTCCTCACGGATCGGGGGGCGTTTCGCGCGTTCTCAGAACGGTTGCCCGGCAGCCCGATCAGCCTTCACCTGCTCACCGACCGCGGTCTTGGCGTCACGGGCCACCTTGTCATCTACCAGCACAGTGAGGAAGCCACCAAGGACAGCCACCACACCCGCCACGGCAAGCGCCCACGGCAAAGACTGCGCCCACGCCAGAACGATGGCAGCGGCCAGGAGTGCGATACCCCAGGTGACGGTACTGAACGTGCGTGACATGGATGTTCCCCTTCGATGGTGATGATCGGAACCTAGACCCCTCACGCGTCACCCGCAGCCCTTTCGCCACGTCAGGCCGCCCATGCGACCGCAGCCCGTAGCGAAGCATCAGGGATCAGAACGTACAGCTGCGTCGTCTCCGGCTTCGAATGACCCAGCAGCCTCTGCACCGCGAACAGGTCACGCTCACCGGCATAGGCGACGGTCGCAAACCTGTGCCGCAACGTGTGCGTCGTCCACCCCGCCCCAAGCGCCTTGCTGACCAGCTTGCCGACGTGCGCCGGGGACAGGTGCCCGTCGATCGCACCAGGGAACAGGAACCCTGCCGGAGCGCTACTCAGTAGCACCCGCACATGCTCGGACAGCGGCACCATCCGTTCCTTGGCGCCTTTGCCGTGGACGTGCAGCGACCACCCGAGCAGGTCCTGCTCAAGGTCGCGGGTGTGCACCTGGGCTATCTCGGACCGGCGCAATCCCTCACGGGCAGCGAGCAGCACCATCAACGTGACTCGCTCGTCAGCGGCCAGCAACGCGGACGCGAGGACGGTCTCAGGGGTCGGCCGGGGCAGCCTGCGCGGTGGCTTGATCGGGGGTAGCAGACCAGCCGGGTTATGGGCCATCCGACCGGAGGCGTGCGCCCACCCGTAGAAGCTGCGCAACGCGGCCCGGTAGGACCGCCTCGTCTCTGTGGCCCACTCCTGCCCGCCCAGCCATGCGACCAGCTGGTCGGTGGTCACGTCCCACGGTTTGCCGCCTTGCTCGGCCGCGAACCGGCGCATCTGGTAGTCCCGCAGGTACCGGGTGGTTGCTGGTCTGTCGGCGGCTCGCATCCATGCCTCCCACTGGTTGAGCGGCGCAACCCAGGGCGAAGGCACGTTGGCAGTCATGGGCATGACCTTGGCCCCAAGCTCTGCCCGCTCAGGCCGCTCTTACCAAATCGTTGCCTCTACTTGCCAGATCGTTGCCTCTAAACCAGCGGGTTGGGGGTTCAATTCCCTCACGGCGCACTTCGCTCACAGAGCCCTCGCCTGGTTGACCCGGGTGGGGATCTTCTGGTGCCAGCCCCCACATCAGCCACTCACGCCGACACCCCAGCCCGTCAGAGACGGCCTTCACCACAGCCGCCATGTCGGCGGGTGTTCGCCCGTTCTCCCACGTCGACCAGGTCGCGTAGTGCAGGCCACACTTCGCGGCAGCCTTCTTGACGTTCAGGCCCAGCTCACGGCGTGCCAGGAGTAGTCGCGTACCGAAGGTGTCCGTGGGGACCCACGCGTGTGCGGTATCGATGCTCATGTGCTCAGAATGGCCCCAGGTGCGCGTTTTTGCAACTGATGTGCGGAAATTACAGCGATGTCAGTTTAATATCTACCGATGTAGTTGTTGACTATCGGCGACGGGCGTGGTTCGATGTGGTCATGAACCACATGGACGGGCCGCTGACTACCGGCCAAGTAGCAGCCATCTTCGGTGTGACCCTGACCACCGCCAAACGCTGGGCTGAGAAGGGCGACCTCCCGTCCTTCCGCACCCCCGGCGGTCACTACCGGTTCCGTCCTGAGGACGTCAAGGCGTTCAAGGACTCCACCACGAAAACCCCTGCCGCGTAACGGTATTCCCCCTCCGACCCCCTGGTCGGTGCGTGCGGATCGTCCCGCGCACCGACCGGGCCACCACCACAAGGAGATCGACATGAGCCACCACCCTCACATCGTGGATTCCGTCGGCAAGCGCCTTTCCGACTGGACCCGCGAGCAGAAGGCCGCACGCGCCGCACGTCGCAACAACCGCTGACCCCCACCACAGACAGCGAGACCGGCCCCCGCTAGAGAACCGGCCCCACCACTACCTCAAGGAGAACGATACCAAATGAAAGACACCGATCGGGCGATCACAGGCCCGAACGTCATGACCTCGTGCGGCCTGCTCATCGACGGGAAGCCCTGTACCGGCACGCCGTGGCACGCCGGGCTCCCAATCCACATCGAGGACGACCCCAACTACCTGGGCCAGCCCCCCACGGTCGACCACGGCATCTGCAGCGCCTGTGGTGAGCCCGTCGAGATCCACCTGCCGCACGCCCGCCTCACCACTCTGCCAGCCGACCAGATCGTGCGCGAGTGGCACCGCAGCACCAAGAACCGCAACGGCTTCTACGCCGATGAGGTTGCTCACGAGGTGTCGGCATGAGCCACCACGACTATCTCGTCTCCCAACAGATCGAGGCGGCGAACCACCCGTTCCACGCCCTGATCATGGCCGCAATGCGCAAGGCCGACGGCGACAACGCCGCCAAGCTTCAGGTGGCGTTCCCCGAAGTCGTCAAGGAGCTGCACTACCGCTACTGGTCCGCCGGCGGGCTCATGCCCGGCGAAGAGGGCTACACCACTGACGGGGACGACAACCTCCCGGTGCCGACGCCATACGTGCCCCGTGAAGAGTCTGATGAGGACGCCGAGCGCGCCGCCGAGCGGGTGACGTCTTGAAGATCATCAGGTTCACCGCCGAGAACGTGAAACGGCTCCGTGCCGTCGAGATCACTCCGGACGGGACCGTGCAGGTCATCACCGGGAAGAACGCGGCCGGCAAGACGTCCGTGCTCGATGCGATCTGGCTCGCCCTCGGTGGTGGGGCCGCATCCAAGAGCACCGCCAAACCCATCCGCGACGGACAGGACCGCGCGAGTGTCCAGCTCGACCTCGGCGATCTCATCGTCAGACGTGCATGGGTCGGCGACAAAACCACACTCACAGTCACGGCCGCTGACGGCGCGAAGTACTCCAGCCCGCAAGGCGTCCTCGACTCCCTCGTCGGTCGCCTGTCGTTCGATCCGCTCGAGTTCACCCGCCTGTCCGCAGCCAACCAGGTTGTCGCACTGCTCGACATCGTCGACATCGGCGTCGACATCGGCGAGCTGGCCGCCGACCGGAAGGCCGCCTATGACGAGCGCACCGAGGTCGGGCGCACCGTCAAAGCCCTTGAAGGGCAGGTCTTCGGTTTCGGTGAGCCTGTCGCCGGTGTGCCCGAGGTAGAGGTGTCCGTCTCTGACCTCCTCGCGGCCTACCGGCAGGCCGACGAAGCGAACCGCACCTACCAGACCACCGTCCGGGACCAGGCCCGCGAGGCCGGCCGGGTCGCGTCGCTCAAGTCGCAGCTCGCGGCCGCTGAGCAGAACCTGGCTTTCGCGCAGAGCCTGCTCGACGCGCTCCCCGAAGTCCCGGACCTTGACGCCATCCAGGCGCAGATCGACTCCGCCGAGGACGTGAACGCGCACGTGCGAGCCAACGTCCAACGCGACCAGGCCCAGGCGAGCCTGACAGCGGTCCGTGGCGAGTCGGACCGGCTGACCAAGACCATCGAGGCGATCGACCAGGCGAAGGCCGAAGCTCTCGCGGGTGCGAAGTTCCCGGTGGACGGTCTGGGGTTCGACGACGACGGCGTGACCTACCAGGGTGTGCCGTTCTCGCAGGCGTCGAGCGCCGAGCAGATCCGCGTCTCGCTGGCGATGGCCATGAGCTTGAACCCGAAGCTCCGGGTCATCCGGATCTTGGACGGGTCGCTGTTGGATGCCGACAACATGGCGCTCATCGCGGGAATGGCGGCGGCGGGCGACTACCAGGTATGGATCGAACGCGTCAGTGACGACACCGGTGTCGGCGTGGTCATCGAGGATGGGCAGGTCGCGTCATGACCGCCCCTGTGACTGCCGAACAGTGTGTCGACGTCGACACCTGGACCGTGCAGGTCCACGCCGACCCCACCCCCGAGCTCGTCACCCGCCTGTGTCATGACTTGGACCGGCACAACGCGAAACGTGTCATGGTCGCCCACCTGCCCGCCGACAACCCCGAACACCAGAGGGCTTTGGCTGCGCTGATCGTCGCCCTGCAAGAGACGTTCACGTGGACGCTGGACAAGGCGCAGGCCGGAGCCCTGGAGCAGGACCTGTACGCGGCCACCATCCCACCCGAGCAGTGCCATTACGACGAGAAGTACATGGTAGCCACGATCGAAGGCACTCCGATGTGTCATGGTCACGCCGCCGCTCACGACCGCGCCGTCGAAGAGTCGGTGAAGGCATGAGCACCCGGGCCCAGCAGCAGTCCACGTGGTGGCCGACCGCGAAGGCGTATGCCGCCCTGATGGGCCTGGCCTGCCCGATCGCCCCCAAGAACCCCCTTGTCGAGGACGGTGCGGCTCTCCTTGAACGTGCCGTTCTCGACAAGGGCCACGAAGCCGACCTCTTCGAGAGATCCATCCTCGACGAAGGCCTCCGCCAGATGCGGACGTGGACCGCTGAGGAGATCATCGAGATCCTCCAAGACGCCGCCACGATCCTGGTCACCCTGCGAGACGCGTCATGAGCGCCCGCCCGGATTACGACACCCGCCCGGATTACGTCTACGTCGCATCGAGTTGGCGTAACCCGATCCACCCGGACGTCGTCGACAGACTCCGCGCGGAGGGCATCCCCTGCTACGACTTCAAGCGCGACGAGGGTGCCCAGTTCGGTTGGCACGAGGTCATGCCCGACGCCTACGTGCCCGGCTACGCCATCGCAGAGTTCATGGCCGTGGGGGACTACCTCGATGCCATCGAGCACCCCCGCGCGGTCGAGGGGTATGCGTCGGACTTCGCCGCGATGGAGCGTGCCGACACGTTCGTCCTCGTCCTGCCCTGCGGTCGGTCGGCGCACCTCGAGCTCGGATGGGCGGTCGGTGCGGGCAAGCGCACGGCGATCCTGCTCGATGGGTCTCGGACCGTGATAGTGCCCGAGCTGATGTACAAGATGGTCGACCACCTGGCGCCCAACATGGCGGACCTCCTGGCATGGCTGGGGGCGTTCTCATGAACCCCGGCCCGGCGCCCACCCTCCTGAACGACTGGGTCACCCCGACCGGCTTCGGGATCATCGTCGCCATCCTGCTCATCGCGGCCGTGATCATCGTCATAGCCGAAAACCTCCACGACCGCCGCGAGGACGACGCGCAGGACGAGCCCGAACCGGCACCGGCCGCCTACGACGACACCTGCTGCATCCAGAAGTGCACCCGCCCCGGCGTCGTCCCCTTCAACACCCCAGGCGGTGTCCTGTTCGCCTGCCGCCAATGCGCCGGCATCGTCGGCCAGTGGGTCGGAGTCGACAACCGGGTTTACGACCAAGAACTCGACCCCGCCACAGACCTCGCCAAGTGGGAAAAGGAGATGCCCGCATGACCAGTCCACGGCGGACCACCCTCAAGGACCTCACCGGCCAACGCTTCGGTCGCCTCCTGGTTACTGGTCGCACAGACGACTACGTCTCCCCTTCAGGGGCGATACGTCACCCTCGGTGGCAGTGCACCTGTGATTGCGGACAGACGGTCGCATCGCACGGGTCCGACCTGCGACAAGGCAAGACCCAATCATGTGGATGCCTCCACCGCGAGATGACCACCGAGCGCAACACCACACACGGACAGGCCCGGCGCAAGTCGGAGCACCCCCTGTATGGCGTGTGGCGAACGATGATCCAGCGCTGCACCAACCCCAACGCGAGGACCTACTCCTACTACGGCGGCCGTGGCATCACTGTGTGCGAACGGTGGCGTGGACCTCAGGGCTTCGCCAGCTTCCTGTCCGACATGGGAGATCGCCCCGATACGCCGACCGGCGCGAAGCGGCACTGGTCCATCGATCGCATCGACAACGACGGCCCCTACTCACCGCTGAACTGCCGGTGGGCTGACCCAGCCATGCAGGCCGCCAACAAGAGGGGCAAGCGATGACATCCCCGCGCCATGCAGAAACTGGGAGCAACGGCCGGTATTACACGCATCCGGTCACCGGCCAGCAGCTCGTCTCCGTCACCAACACCCTCGGCACCGGCGTGAGCAAGTTCGGCATCCCCCTGTGGTACTCCCGGCTCGCAGCCGAGTACGCCATGGATCACCTGCCGCAGATCGTCGCCAGGTCCCGGACCGACAGGGACGGCGCGATCAAGGAGATCAAGGGGTACCCCGAAACTGTGCGGGACATCCTTGGCGACCTCGGCACCCGCATCCACGACCAAGCCGAAGGCCACCTCACCGGCCGCGCACTCGTACCCGACGACGAAGCGCGACCCTACGTCGCCCAGTACGAGAAGTTTCTGACCGACTTCGACGTCGACCTGAACCGCGATGTCGTCTCCACCGAGCTCACCGTCGCCAACCCCGCCCTCGGCTACGCCGGCACCCTGGACATCCTGCTCATGCTCCGCCTCGACGGGTACGCCGAAGGCAAGGTGAAGCTCCTGCCAGACGGCAAGCGGTCCTTGTGGTTGATCGACATCAAAACCTCCAAGACCCGCTCCTCAACCGAGTGCTACCCCGAGCACGCCCTCCAGGTCACCGCGCTGCGCGGCTGCAGTGAGATGTGGATGCCCGACGACACGATCGTCCCGATGATGCGCGGCATCACCGGCGCCGCCGTCCTGTCCCTGCGGACCAAGACGTACAAGCTCATCCCGCTGCCGTCCGGCCCGGCCGAGTTCTCCGCGTTCAAGGGCGCCCTCACTTTGACGAAGTGGATCCACGGGTCCTGGCCGGGCAACTACGACCACCGCCCCGTCACCCCGAAGGGCACCTTCGAGCCCAAACGAGGCGGCGGCGCCAAGAAGAGCACCACCCCCACCACTGACACCGACACCAAGAAAGTGGCCTGACCATGCCCATCTCACCGATCGTCCTGCAACGACGCCACGCCGAACTGGGCCGCATCAGGCTCGGCGAGAAGATCCCCGTCGGCACAGCCGGGAAGTCCCGCCCGGCCAAGCTCGAGGCGTTCCGCTTCACCTCACCCTCCCAGGGGTACATCAACGACCTCGCCGCGCTGTACGGCGGCGAAGCCCGCGAGTGGGACAACAACGGCAAACCCGAATGGGAGGTCTACACCACCGCCAAGGCGATCCCCGTCATCGCCGTCAAGGGCGGACTGTCGCAGTGGCTCGAGGCCTGGTCAGGTGGCGGATGCCAGCGCCGCTGCGACGGCGAACGCGAGATCCTGTCCGACTCCCCGTGCATCTGCGCGACCGAGAACCGGGACCGGATCTGCAAACCCACCACCCGCCTGTCCGTGATGCTCCCCGAGCTCGAGGCCATCGGCGTCTGGCGCCTCGAGTCGCACGGGTGGAACGCGGCCGCGGAGATCCCCGCCGTGGCCGAGCTCGCCCTGTTCGTCGGCGACCTGGTCCCGGCCATCCTGCACCTAGTCGAGCGCCGGTCCGTGAAGGACGGGACCACGTCCCGGTTCGTGGTGCCTGTTCTTGACCTGCAGATCGGGACGGCACGGCTGAAGGAGATCGTCGCGGCGAAGTCCGGGACCGCTACGGGCGCCGTGTCCGCTGCCCCTGAGCGCACCGCGATCGAGGCTGGTCGCCCGGACTACCTGGGCGAGCTGGAGCGGGTCACGTCGGTGGATGACTGCACCCTGATCTGGCGCACTGCCGGGCAGGCGGGCCATCTGACCATCGTGCTGAAAGAGGCGATCACGGCCAAGGCCGCTTCGATTACTGCGGCCAACTTTGAGACTCCCGGGTCGGCGCCTGAGTCCTCCAGCGAGGGTGCCGATCCGGGTCCGACAGGCAAGTACCAGCGCCCCGACGCGGACGCGTTGTGGGTGCAGATCGTGGCTGAGGCTGGCCGCCTGGACATGGACGACCCGACCCTGCGCGCCGAGCTGCACAACGTGTGCGGTGTGTTCGCTGAGGACGCCACTGGTGAGCAGCTGGCCACGTTCTTGGAGACGTTGCGTACTGGCGAAGTCGGTGCGGCATGAGCGCCACCACGGAGAACCGGATCCAGGGATGGATCAACGGCGTCTCGATCCAGATGTACGTCAGCGACTGCCCGAACTGTGGGGTGATCTACGGGATCACCACCGACTACGAGAAGCGCCGTCGCGAAGATGGCAAGGGCTTCTGGTGCCCCAACGGGCACAGCGGGTCCTTCGGCGAGAGTGAGATCGACAAGGCCAAGCGGTTGCAGGCCGCGGCCGAGAGACGAGAGACGTCGGCCAGGATCCGGGCCACCGCAGCCTACGACCAGGCGCAGGCCGCCGAGCGTTCTGCTCGGGCCTACCGCGGGCACCTGACCCGGATGAAGAACAAGATCACCGCCGGGGTCTGCCCGGTGGGCACCTGTCGGCGTCCCTTCAACAACGTCAAGTCACACATCGCCACCCAGCACCCGACGTGGGCGCACGAGCACCCCGAGGTGCTGGCATGACCGCCGCCGACACCGTCGTTCAGCGATGCCTTATCAGCGCACACCGTTCACCAGTGGGAACGGTCGCGTCGAGTTCACCACCAGAGGCCAATGCGATGCCCGGCTTCACCGAACTCCAAACCAAGATCGCAGAGTTCATGGTCGCCAACCCCAGCATCGGCTCGGTCTCGTTGACGACGTGGTCCCACCCCGAGGTGCTGACGTGAGCATCTCCGGCTTCGACCTCGCCCAGGCGCGCTACGACGGAGCGACCCCTGACGTCCGCGAGCTCACCGACGAGGTTGAGACGAAGTGCCTCGGTTCCTACCCTGAGACCGACACTGACGACGCCTACGTGTGCGGCCAGCGGTCGGTCTGCTACCTGTGCGGCGGCGTGGTCTGCAAGGAACACGACGACGTCGACGACTGCGACGGCGAGGTTGTTCACGCCTTGTGCCACCGCGAGGGCTGCGCCAGCGCCTCGTGCGCCGCCGAAGCTCGCGACGACGCGCTCCTGGCCAGGGCAGAACAATGACCGGCCCCGAGCACTACCGCGAAGCCGAGAACTTCCTCATTCGAGGGGAACGGGCCAGCGATGGCGGCGCCACGTTCTTCGCTGCGGCTCAAGCCCACGCCACCCTCGCGCTCGCCGCCGCGACTGCCGAACCTATCGCCCAGGCCTACAACGGCCGCGAAGACGTTCGCATCCCGCAGGCATGGACGGCGGCCATCTCATGAGCCCGTCGACGTCCACCCCGCAGGACGCCTACAAGGGAGTGCTTCCCCTCGGCTGGTGGACATGCAAGGCGTGCGTGCCGAACATCCACGACAGAGGCGGACAGGCCGCGTTCTACGCGCATTACAACCGCGAGCACTACCAGCCCAAGGAGCAGTCGTGAACACCCGCGAGAAAGACTGCCTGGCTGCGCTCGTCCACCACCTCGACGGCTCCCAGATCATCGAAGCGGACGACCTCATGCGCGACGTCGAGTACCTCGCCAAGACCAGCAGCGGCCCCATCGTCTTCGACGAGGACACCCTGTTCGACACTCTCGCCGAGGTCGGACAACGCCACGCGGACGCCGGCCGATGACCGACAACGACATCGGCCTCCTCGACACCGTCCGCATCGGCAAAGGCAAAGTCCTCTGGCAGGTCGAGGGATTCGACGTGTTCGCCGACGGCAAGTCCTACGTGCTCCTGTGCGCCCTCACCGGATACGCCAACATCAGCGTCACCCCTGACCGACTCACCGTCGTCACCAAGGCAGACGCGCCATGACCAAACCCAGCACAGCCAACCACGTCATCGAAATCTGCGACGACTGCGGACACACCACGCCCGTGACCACACCAGCCCTGGCCGCCTACGCTCTGCGCCGCCACTCCTGCGCCACCACCCGGATGCGTGCAGAGCGGGCCCAGCGCCGCCTCGACCGACTCGCCCTGTCCGGCCCCGAGCAGCCCTGCACCCACAAGACCCACCACCAGCACGGCACCTACGTCTGCTACGTCATCGACGGTTGCCACTGCCGCCCCTGCCGCGACGCCAACCGCGCCTACGAGAAGGACCTCACCCGCCGCCACCTCTACGGCAAAGTCGTCTACGTCCCCGCCGCGCCCGCCCGCGCACACATCGTCGCGCTCATGGCCGGCGGGATGGGACTGAAACGGATCGTCGCCGTCTCCGACATCTCCCAAGGCCTGCTCTGGAAACTCATCTACGGCAAACGCCGCCCTGACGGCACCCGCACCACCTCCCAACGGATCCGCCCGGTCACTGAGCAGACGATCCTCGCCATCACCCTCGACCTCGCCGGCGGCGCCCGCATCGACTCCACCGGCACCACACGCCGCATCCAAGCCCTCGTCGCGATCGGCTGGTCACAGTCCAAGATCGCCGCCCGCCTGGGTATCGGCCGGTCTAACTTCACCGCGATCGCCCAAGGCCGAACCCAGGTCACCACAGCTCGCGCCAAGGCCGTAGCAGACCTGTACGACCAGCTGTGGAACACGGCGCCACCACAGGCAGGGCACCGGGACAAGATTGCCTACTCGCGTTCCATCCGCTACGCCGCACTGGCGCGTTGGGCTGTGCCGATGGCGTGGGACGACGAGACGATCGATGACCCCAAAGTCCGGGCGCACTGTCGACGGGTGGCGGCGTGAGCACCCCGGCACGTGAACGGTCCGCGTTCGGACAGTTCCAGCTGAACCGGTCCGGCATCGACGTTGGCGTCGACTACTCGAAGGTCAAGCGCACCTCGACCTTCGACATGGCGCAGATGCTCCGCGACGGCCACACCCAAGCCGAAGTCGCCGTCGCGTTCGGGCTGTCCACATCAACAATCCAAGGACGCCTCAACACCAGCGGCTGGTCCTGGCGCACAGGCCAACCCCTAGACGCCTTCGGCTACGAACCCGACCCACAACCAGCCGCGCCCTCGAACCTGTTCGTCGACCAGCCCTGGGCCGACGACGCCTTGTGTGCTCAAACGGATCCGGACACGTTTTTCCCCGACAAAGGGGGCAGTACCCGCGAAGCCAAGAAGGTCTGCGCACAGTGCTTCGTCCAAGCCGAATGCCTCGACTGGGCGCTCACCACCAACGAACGCTTCGGCATCTGGGGCGGGCTGTCCGAGCGCGAACGCCGCAAGGTCCAACACCCCGAACCCGCCCCAGCCTGCACCGTGCCATGCGCCGAGTGCCCCGATTTCTTCGCCACCGAAGCCGGTCGCAAACGACACGCCCGCTACGTCCACCAACACGACACCAACACCGAAAGGACCGCGTCATGACGACCATCACCATCACCCCCCAGCTGAAGGTGACCATGCTCAAGCACCTGGTCGCCGGCAAGGACCTCGACTTCGTCGCCACCGTCACCCGCGTGCCACGAGACGACGTCCTGGGCATTGTCTCCGCGCACGGCTACCCCGACGTCGACAAGATGGCGTGGGCTGTCGACATCCTGACCAAGACCGTCGGGAAGATCCCCGAGTCCCAACTGCGTACCGGGACACCGCTCGATCCGCCGAGGCCCAACACTCAGCACGCAGTACGCCCGAACCCCTTCGCCATCACCCACAACCCGCCGACCACAGCCGACACCACCGCCGACCTCCTGCACCAGGCCAGCGAGTCCCCGTTCATCCGCACCCAGAACATCGGCACCAAGATCCACGCCCTCCTGGCCGACCTCACAGCCCGCCTGAACGACGAACAGCAGCAGGTCGAGGCAAAGGCCTCGGCTGACCGTGAGAGCGCCCGTATCGCCTCCAGGATCGCCACCCTGCAGGCCGAGATCGACAAGCTGAAACGCAAACCAGCCAAGACCGACAAGGTGGCCACGCCACGCCACGCCTGGAGCAGCCCGCCAACGGTGAACACTCCTACTCCTGCGCCAGGTCGGATTGCGACCGCACCTTCCCCACCATTCAGGGCGCAGTCACTCACCGCCGCCGCGCCCACGAGGGATTCAACCCTCACGCCAAAGCGTCGTAAGCCCAGCACGAGACCACCCACCACCCCAACAGAACAGGACCCATCATGACGAAACTCGCCTCAAAACTCCCCAACGACCACGGCCTCAGGGCAAGCATCCTCACCAACAACCCCGAAGCAACCCACCTCGTCATCGCCACCATCGACGTCAAAGTGCTGACCACAGACGTCGACACCGGCGACGTCGAACCCACCGTCAGAGTCCTGTCTGCCGAGATCGTCAACACCGCCGACGCGCAGGACGCCCAAAAGATCTACAGGCGCGCCCTCGAGAAGAGGACCGGGAAGACCGTGCTGGAAGGCCTCGACTTCAGCGGCGGCAGCCACGTCACCGAGTTCGACGTGACCAACGGCGAGATCGGCGAGATCGGCGACGACGACCTGGCCCTACTGGCACAAGCCGCCGAGCTCGTCATCAGCACCCAGTTCGGCTCGGCCTCGATGCTCCAACGCAAGCTGCGCGTCGGCTTCGCCAAAGCCGGCCGGCTCATGGACCTGCTGGAGGCCCGCGGCATCATCAGTCCCGCTGATGGCACGAAGGCCCGAGACGTCCTGGTGATGGTCGGCGACATGCCGGCTCACTTGGCCCGGATACGTGGAGAGCACGCCACCGGAGAGGTGCTCACCTCATGACCGCCAAGGCCACCCGCCACTCGAAGACGCCGGCGCAGAGGGCGCAGGAAACCGTCGACGTCCTCACCAGGCGCCTCAGCAAGATCAAGGTGCAGAAGTCCGCTGTCGAAGTCCACGCACGCGCCCTCGCTGTCGAGCAGGAGACAGTGCAGACCCGCCTCACCTACGCGCTCGCCAGCCCCGACCTGCCCGCGAAGACCCTGCCCGGGCCGCGCCCCACCAGCAGCCCGTAAACGCGGCACCCCGCCGCCGTCGCCCAGGGTCGCGACGCAAAACAGCAGCACCACACCGGCCAACCCATAGACCCCATGGACTGGCCAACAGGCAACACGACCGGAAGGGACACGGTGAGCAACGACGACCACCGGCAACACCTCCACCCCGTCCCCGACAACCAGGACCACGACCCCAGAACACCACCCAACGACCCCGCCGCAGAACGAGCCGTCCTCGGCGGAATGCTCATGTCCAAAACCGC